TAATCCTAAAGCATTTACAATGCTGTTACCCAAACCACCAAAACTGTTTCCTGTAATACCTAAGCTGCCTAATAAACCACTTGCAGCCGCTGGAACTTGCGCCAATGAACCAAGCATAGACAATGGTGACATTTGGTTTTGCTGAGACACAGTGGCTGGTGCATTTACAGCGTTGATTAAGTTTGCGTAATTTGTAGCACCTTGGAATGGTGCGTTCATTTGAGCTGCGCCAGTTGTCAAATCTGCTGTTGTGCCTTGTGCACCAACGTTGCCTAATGCGCCGGCTGCTGAAGAACCAACTTGTTGGTTTTGTAATGCTGATTGCATTTGTGATGCTTGTAAGTTTGCTAAAGCATTAGCTCTTGCGGTATCAACAGCAGTCTGACCACGCAAGCTACCAAAGTTACCAGAGCCAACTGTACCGGCTTCAGCACCAGATGTTAGTGTTGGTAATAACTGGTTTAATTGATTTGTTTGAGCAGCAAATAAACCACCCAAAGCTGTGTTAGTGTTTGGTGTTACTGCACCAGTTGTTTGGTCAACAATCCATGGATTAGCGGCACCAGAAGCAATTTGATTTAAGCTTGTTTGAGCTTGCGTAAATGGGTTTGCTGGACCTTGTAAGGTATTTACAGCGTTTTGCGCTGTTGTTGCACCAAACGAAGGCGCTTGACCTAAAGCAGAACCAGCTTGGTTAATAACGTTTTGCTGCGCCGTATCCATCCAGGATGGCAGCGTAGTTTGTACCTGATTGGTATCAGTTAATAAATTATTTAATCCGGAAGATGTTGTTGTTCCAGCCATTATGCTCTCACTTTTTCTTTTGCTTGTAATAAATAAGCCAACGGACCCTTACTGTCCGGAGGCAAATGCTTAGCATCATGTTTTTGTTTATGTGCTCTAATAACTTTTAAAAATTCATCTAATACTTTAGCACCACTGTCGTTACTACCATTACCAATGCTAGATACTACATCGGCTGGAATAACAAACTCACCGTTTGCCAGCATAGCAGGCACGCTATCGCTTGTTCCATCACCATCACCAGTTACATAGCGGTGATGGATTGAATTCAATCCGCCTTCGCTAAAAAACTGAGGGTTATGTCCTTCAGGTAAAGTTCTATCTTGGTAGCCCATAGCCACCTGAGCACCACCATTTGCAACATGAGGTATATTATACAACGGAATTTCTCTAGAACCAAATAGGTTTGTATGACCTGTTTCTCTTCCGTGCATCAATGTTGGGTTCATAGACAAGCCACCACCAACAGCCTTATGAATTACACCTCCGGTCTTGGCTTGTTGAATTTCTTGAAGCTGCTGTGGATTGTATGTTGGGGGAGCATAGTTTTCCACAGGCACAGCATAATTGCTTGCTAATGGAAGATTAATTTCTGTTCCTTTTGAAAAAGTACCTTTTGGCGCTTCTTTCATAGTTGATGATCCTAATGTTGTTCCTGTTGTTCCAGTCAATGCCGCAATTGCACCAGCGGCAGTTCCAGTACCAGATGCACCGCTAGTTCCGGTTCCAGACCCAGTTCCTGTTCCCGTTGTTGTTCCGGTTCCGGAACCTGTGTTTGTTGTGCTTACCACCCCTGTTCCAGCTCCCGTTGTTGCACTTGTACCAGTACTGGTAGTGTTTGTTGCTGGAGCAGTTGTGGTTGCGGTTGTGGATGTCCCCGAACCGGAACCCGTTGAATTTGTATTGGTAGATGGTAAACTAGTAATAATACTTGTAAGAGCAGGATCAATTGCATTACTGTCTGTATTTGCAGTTGATTGTCCTTGACCAGTTGTATTACTATTTGAAGATACCAACGGCGTATTAGTAGTTGTTGCATCCGAAACTGGATTACTATTAAGGTAAGCTTGAATTTCTTTAGGATCAGAGCTTACAGTAACCCCTGCAGTTGAAGCATAAGCCGGATTGGTTGGATCAGAAGCACCTTGTGCTATAGCTGTTGCTTCCGCTGGACTTAGTCCAGCATTAATAGCATTTATGTAATTGGGATCTTGGGTAATGTTCGCAACTGTAGTTGGGGTGTTTAATGCACCCTGAACAGCATTAACTCCTTGACCAATTAACGAACCTGCTGCACCGGCCAATGCTGATGTAACAGGATTGCCACCAGTAAGCGCTGCTTTAGCTGCATTTAATGCCGCACTAGTTACAGCTGGGTTTACATCTGTTGGATTTGGTAAAGCTCCAGAAGCCACATTGCTTACGCCCCCAGTTAAACCCCCCGTAACAGCTCCGGTTAAGGGATCACCACCACTAGCAGCAGAACCAGTTGCACCAGCTGCAGCACCTGCGGCAATGGACGAAGCCAAAGGACTATTAGTTAAATCGCTTGCAATAGCATTTGCTTCTGAACCAACTCCGGCTGTTAAACCTCCAACTAAAGCACCAGTTACTGGATCTCTTCCGTTAATTGCTGAGTTTGTGGCACCAATTGCAGCGCCCTTAACAGCACTTGAAAGGGGGGCGGGCAATTGAGCACCTACAGAAGGATCAGCTGCTCCGTATGCTGCTGTTGAAGTATTTGCATTCCCTAAAACAGCACCATCAGCACCAGTATAAGTTGTTGTTGCGCCTTGCGCATCAGTAAGGGCAGTAGTGCCATCTGAAAAAGTGGTTAATACTGAACCATCTTCCATAGCAACGGTGCTATCTACAGCAACATCAGAAGCTAAAAATCCAGATGTGGCGCCGGCTGTTAAAGCAGTTGCTGCTAAAGCACCAACAGTTGCCCACCCACCTGGCACAGCATTTCTTACTGAACTATCAATTTGAGCCCCAATATTACCAATAGCTGGACCTGGGTCAATAGATGCTAGAGCATCGCTTGCGCCCTGAACAATTTGAGAAATTGGGTCAGTTATAAACGATACAGGATTTCCACCGTTGCCCATTATTTAGACCCTTCTACAGTTGCCATCCAATGATATCTTGGGTTATCAGGTTTTTGTACATCAATGCCCATTTTATCCAATAAACCTAATGTTTTTTGTAAATCATTATGTTGAATACTATTTGTACTCCCATAAACTTTTTGTATATCTGATTCTTTAATTTTATTAATAAAATATTTTAAACTATCTGCTATAGCCGCTGGTTTATCATCAGTAATTAAGTGTAGCTCAACTACCCCTTTAGCAATAAAAATCAATAGTAAAAGTGAATTATTTTTATGCAATAAAATACCGGTTCCATTTGAAACCAACTTATTAATTTTACGAAGCAAAACATCAGCGTCATACCCGACTTTTTGTGCTTCTTTTTTTATGATTTCCGATGGTGTCATATTAGTGACTCTTGCCGTTAATAATTAAAGTTACTTCATTTGCCCAGTCTTGCCAGTTATCATAAGTGTCTGGCGTAGGTATTGGAAATGCAGAAAACGTAAAAGTACTTGCAATTACAGAAGCTGTATTTTTCCAGTTTTCTTCTGTATCGTGAGGAATGTTAATCTGCCCGTAATAAATAATAAAATTACCATTCCAGTCTTCCCAACTTGAATACTCTGAGGAAAATGGAAAAAATTGCTGATTGTTCTTATGGACATAAGCTGTCATGGGCGCTCGTCTCCAAATTCAGCAGTAATCATTAAACGTCCCATTTCGTAATTACCGTCAATTTCATTAGATTCAAATTTTAATCTAATTAAACGAGCTTCAACACGCAAGTCAATTTTATCAGTTTTAGAAGTAAAATAATATGGACCGTAACTTTGCATATCAGCATCTGTTCCGTTAGCAAATTTACGACCTAAAATAGTCATTCCCATTGTACCAGTTTGCAAAAAGTTTGGTTCAATACGACGTAAGTGCATACGACGATTCACACCAATCAAACCATCTTGACTTGGATTTCCTGTTAACCAACTTATATCACTAGTAGTAATGCTGGAATATACAGCTTCTTCAGTATTTAAATTTACTTGGTTTTGTCCGTATTCATGTTGCCAGATAGTATAACCACCAGTTTGCTGATAAACTAAAGACCCTACAGCAATTGCTGAATTGGTATTTCCGGTAACCGTCACAAAAGTAACGCCCGGAGTTCCAATTGTTGTATTATAAGTGTAAACTGAAGATGTTACTTTAAATGTTTGGCTTGCAGTAGCACCAGTTGAAAATGTTAAAATAGCCCCTGGTGAGAATATACTTGTCACATCCCCAGAAAAATACATCTGGTTGTTACCTGGGGCAGACATACTAGAAGGGTGTTGAATTACCGTATAAGGCTTACTAAAAGTTGGAGTGTAATTCCAATCGCACCAAATAGGATAAGGCAACAGTTCAACAGTATAGCCACAAGAGCGTTGAGCACCAATTGCTTGACCAGCATCATACCAAAGTTTATCTTTGACGTTATAAATAATAGCATCAGTGCATTCCGTGGCTGTACCACGTGGATAAAAGAACCAAATCTCATTATAACGTGGAATTTTAGTAGCCCATACTTTTTGACGTTCTGTGTAATTTATGTTGTCAAATAAGTAGTTTACGTTTTTATCGTTTGGCACTACCACCACGCTACCATTATAGGCATAGAAACGATCAACGCCCATCCAAAAATACACGCCATCCATTTCAACCACGGCATTAGACGACATGATTGATATTTGATTTGAAATAATATCGTAATTCCAATACTGGCTAGTAGGCGTTGTTGCTGAAGCTGATGAGTTAAATGAAACACGAATTAAGCTATCAGTTGCCCAGAATAAACCAGCTGGGGAATTAGTACCACCCCGCATTGGCATACCTTTAACAATCTTAGATGCCGACACGTTAACTTGGTTAGCCAAGGTACCGTTCCAATCAAAAAAGTTTTGTTGGGAATAGGTATTACTTACGTTGTTATTGGCAATAAAACCATGAGAGCCATAAACAAAAATAAATGGGTACAACATGCAAACACCACCATCAACGGTAATTGGCTTATATGTTGGGTTTTGGCCGCTGGAATCAGATAGTCCTTGGAATGTCCAGCTATTATTGGACCCGGGCGTAATGTTTCCGTATAATACTTGTGAGGTTACGCCGTTATCAATGTTTACTAAATTGTATCCAGGATGCGCAAATACGGCCAATTGCCCACCTTGTGGGCTAAATTGACAATCAAACTGCCAATCAAGTCGGTATGGGCCACCTATTGGATCTGGTGTAAATACGGCAGAATTGTTCAACCAAACGGTTGTTGGGCTTCCTGTAATTGTTGCTGTCACCGTTACTGTTGTGTTTGGTGATGTATATGTTGGGGTACCAGTTGTTGTGTAATTTACTGGTGTTGTTTGGTTAAAAATTACTGTTGTTCCACTTGGGAATGATGACCTTACATCTCCAGCAATTTGGAAAGTTGTTGTTCCCAAACTAGCAATTGTAAACGGTACTGTGCCTGGTAAAATATTTACTTTAAAAGGGCCCGAACCAACGCCATAGTTTGTTCCGGTAGCAAACACATCTAATTCTTGAGCGTTACCAGCAAAAATATAGTTTACACCGTTGTATGGCTGTACTACCATACCACGATAAATACCGGTATTGCTGGTAAATAATGTGCGGTAGCCACCTATCTTTTTTGGATCTCCGCGCTGAAAACGGCACCATACACCGTCGGTGTACTGGTCGTTTTGAAACTGGGTACCGTCGCGCTTAATTCCAGCTGGTATTGCTAAGCTGTAAATTGAAGTATATTGCGAGTTATCCTGTTGCTGATTATCAGCCGCCATTTAAAATAATCCGCCAGAAATTAATTGGGCATTTAATTGACCGTTAACCGTAACAATTGGGGCAGATAAGTTAGACCCGTTAATATCAATTAATTCTTGGCCGTTTGCTGATAAACCTAAAATGCCGCTACCAACTAAATACATTCCGGTTGTATTATCATTTAAAAATGAGTATGGGGGGCCACCAGCGGTTCCGTTAATTGCTTTAAAAGTAGAAGATGATGAGGCGTTTAAAATATATAAAAACTCACCATCACTTAATACCGTAAAAATTTGACCGTTATTTAAAACAATTGGAGTCTGACTACTTCCGGAATTTTGGAAAGTAATACTATAACCAGACTGGTTTGTACTATTATTTAAAATATAAAATTGGGTAATTGCTGGTAATGTTACTGCTAAAGTTGCACTACGTGACCCTGTTTGTGCTACATAAGTTTGAATAATTGGAGCATTTGCAGATAGGTTTAATGTGTTTCCAGAAACGGAGTCTACGTCATAAGTTGCTGCGGTAAATACAATATTGTTTGGTGTTACCCAACCAACTGTAATGTAAGCACCCGCACTAGCGTCATAAAATATAAAGCCAGAATCTCCAGGATTTGTTGTAATTGAAGATTGACCATTTATTTTCTGGGGCGATGGTGGGGTAAATGTTAAGGCGCCGGTACTGCTATTTCTAAATGCAATAAACCAACCTGTTGACAAAGTAGAAATGGACGGCAAATTAATGGTACCCAAACCACCAATCCAATTATAAGTAATTGCTCTGCTTGTGTCAGTAACCGTTGGTGCCACTGAGACATCAACTACGTTTTGAGTAGTTGCCAGTTGACCATTTACTGTGGTTAAACCTGCACCTGCTAAAGAAGCCGCATCTGCTGCGGAAGTGCCCGCACCAAATGTTACGTTACCCCAGATACCAGCAGTAGTTGTATTGTCACGTAAGTAAAAATATTTAGAAATACCAGAAGCAATAGTTACAGAATTAGCTCCAGTATAATCCGTAACAACAAAAGAAATAGATCCTAAGTTACGAAATAAAATATCTGCGCCAACTGTGCCTTGGTTGCCTTGTGGTAAAGCGATTTCTAAAGCAAACGAAACTGTTGTAACAGTTACGCCAGAACCTAAGGCTGAAGTAAATGTAACTACAGTATTGCCAGATGTTAATGCGGAACTAACTACTGTATAAATAGTTGAGCCGCCATTAAAATTAATTGTTACGCCGTTTACAAAAACATTAGTTAAATTTTGACTAGCAATTGTAAAAGTTGTTGTTGTATTTGAGGAAATTGAATAACTAGTTGCACTTGGAGTTACATCAATAATACGAGTTGCAACAGCCTCACCCAATGTTTGGTTAACAACTGAAGGCCAAAAAAGTGGTATATTAGAAGTTAGTGGTAGGGCTGAATACGATACATCCGTTGGGGTAACAACGGTTCCAGTAAACGGCGATGTGTATATTGGAGTAGACATATTTTAAGGTTCCTGAATCGTTGTATTGCGGTCGATGCGACGTGAATTGTCTTCTTTTTTAAGCGCAGCGATAGCATCAGTATAATATTGTTTCCAAACAGGCAATTTGTCTAATGCCTTTAAATAGCCTTGAGCTTGAAGTAAAGAACCATAAAGCATGGCTTGAGGTGCAACAGCAGTCCAAAGATTTTGCTGATTATTAGTATCCAAAGGCTGTATTTCAGCGTAATAAATAATTTCTACAGGATAGCTTTGGTCTGGAGTAGGCGCAAATAACCAATTGTTAAAGTCGTACTCTGAATAATATAATGGCTGACCAGCATCAGACTCAGCAATATATTGTGATACATAGTCTTGACCACGCATCTGAACTGGCTCACCATTAATCTTCATAGACACGGTTTTGCGCCAACGTGCTGGTTTATTTAAAACACCAACGTTAGATGTTAAGTTAGTTTCCACTACAATCAGCTGCATGTAAGTTTTTAACTCAGCAGCGATAGAAGACTCCGCCAAAGCAATTAAGTTTGGAATCTGCGCAACGAAGTCAGCGTCATTACGCTCCATGTATTGCTGAATGTTTAAATTCAGCGAATCGTAGGTCATTATTACGCTCATCTTGTGTAGTAGCTTATATTAGGTTGGAAGTAAATTGGCGACTTATCGCGTTCCTCATCACTAGCTTGCTGGAATGCTTTTTCAGCTTGTTGCTCTAAATAGCCAATGCGCTGTAAATCAACACCAGGCAGCTGCATAGCCAATTTATGCGATAAACTAGATTGCACTGAATTAATCCAGCGATCTGGTACATAAATTTGGTTTGTCAATGAACCAACGTCTTGCATTTGTACTTCTACAATTAACTGAAACATTTGGTATGGATTGTTTGGCACAGGCCATAAATACATTGAAGGCTCAATGGTGCGGTCAAACCAATACTGTAAAGAACGAACTGATGGGAACTGTTTGTTTGGAAGATTCCAATAATCATCGCGATTTAAACGAGCTAGTGGAATAACTTGTTGGCTAGTTGAGAATACTACCTGGCGAACAGAATAGTTAGTTGCTACAGTTTCACGCAAACGCCAGTAAAGGTGTGGCTCAGTAGTTGAAATATTGTAATATTGCCATTGATAGTCAGTCATAGTAATGGCTGGAAATTGTTCTTTTAAAAACCAATTAACGCCATCATCACTATATTCAAATGCCAAGTTATAAGTTTGAGTTGTGTTTGGAGCATAGCAATTCCAACCAACATAGTATACACTTTGTGATTGTTGATATGTGGACCCAAACCAATTTTCATAACCAAGAGTAGAAGCTGGTGTAGAAAGAGTTGGACTTAAATCAAATGCTGCTGGAGACTCTGGGTTATCAAGTGGCAGATATTCAGAAGCTTGAATGTTTTGAATATAAACCCAGTTAGCTTCACGCACATCAATGGTTGTTTTTGGTAACACTAATTGCTGTTGCTGTGTAAGAGCACCGTACAATTGGTTTTCTAAAAGCCAAAGATTAACACCGCGGTTTGATAAATTTTGCAGATTGTAAAACAATGCCTGCTTAGCTGCTTGGATATATTCAGGCGTCATTTCCTCTGCTGTTTTACCAGCATCACGAAACGCATAAGAAATTAACTGGTCGACATTAATAGTTGTCTGACCAGTTGTTCCACTATAAGCCATATTACCTTCCGCGGCCAGCGGCTCGCTTAGTTACAGTTTTAGGTAAATTGGGTTTTGCTTTACCTGATTTAACAAACTCTTTGCCAACTTTTTTAGGAATGCCTAGCGTGGAGTTACCAGCTGCCGCAGCATACATAGCCTTCATCTGTTGTTTAGATTCCATTGGCATTATTTGCAAGCCTTTTTAACTTTACCACCACGCTTTTGTGCAGGCATACCAGTAGGATTGCCCATTTGATCTTGGGCTGGCATAGCTGCTGGAATCGATGTTTGTGCTGGTAACATGTCTCTTGGGTCAAACAAACCTTGATTGACGGCTTGAGATTGTTGTGCTGGGCCCAAATATTTACGTGCGTTTTTAATGCGGTTTAACATTTGTGCATCGGCCAAGTCAGCTACAACACCCCGGCCGTCAGCATACTTTTTTACGCCACCACCAGTCTTGTATTTGTTTGGGCCGCCTTTAGCACCGGATGGGGCTGCAGCTGCTTTTGGTCTTTCGCTAACTTCTTTAGCTTTGGTAGAACCAGAAGTCATTTTGTTAGTCTTTTTTACATCACTGCCTTCAAAATTTGGTTTTGTAGCTGCTTTAGAAGGAGCTGCTGCTTTACCAGGTTTGATATCTTTGGTTTTTTCAATACGGTCTAAGTCGCCAGATTTTTTCTTAGCGCCATAAATGTTTTCTACAGAACCACCGGTTTTATATTTACGAACGGTTCCACAATCTTTTTTAGCACGACCGCCTTTTTTGAGTTTGATCTCGGTTGGCTCTTTATCATGCTCGGCTTCATCATGTTGCTTGAAAGCCTTTTTAATCATTTTCTTGTCTTGCTTCTCGTCGTCGGCACAGACTTCGCCGCCTTTTTTCATGGCCTTGCCGCCGTAGCACATTGCCTTAGCTTTGGCATGACCGCCTTCTTTGAAGTGCTGCATTTTTGGTAATGATTTAAATCCGTCCATGGTGTTCCTCGAGGTTAAATGTTAAAAAAGGGTGATCGGCCCTTATATCTACTAATGCAAAAAACGGCTGTTTTACGCCCTAAATCTTAGCTAAAAACAATTCTCTTTCTTTTTTTCTACGTGGTATTAATATTGCAGGCTTATTCCAATTAAGGATGGCATTTGCAGCCATTTGGTAGTCGTTTTTGTTAAGGTGCTGGACTACCTCAGAGCGCTTAAAGTTGGTCTCGCCAATGTTAAAGCATAGGCTGTACAGGGCGTCGTATTGGTTCTGGTTAAGGGGTACCCTTACCGACTCGTCTACAGCGGCTTCACACCACCTTAAATCGCTTTTAAACAGCTCTTCTACCTGCTCATCAGTTAGGGATGCGGTCATTAGGTACTGCTCACTGGGCTTGATAAGGTGCCCCACCCCAATGGTCCACAGTCCCTTTGAGTCCTGGTATGCCTTGTTACGCTTACCCTCAAAGTGGGTAATAAAGTCAAAAGTTGATTTTGTGATTGCCACAATGTCACGCTCCACGTTTTTGGTTATTTGTAGGTTCTGTACTACCCAAATAAACGCGCACAGCCAAATAGCTAAAAATAGCCTTGTATTCATAACAGCTCCTTATTTAAGGGATTTACTTAGCGTTTTCGTACGCCTGAAGTTCTTTTAGCTGTTCGGCTATTTTGAGGTATTTTGCGTTGTTGTTTGCTGCGACTGAGAGGACGGCAGCAAGGTCAAGGCTGGTGGGGGTACCATCAGCGCTGCTGGGGCTTGAGGCTTGACCAGTTGCACTTGCGTTGTACAACCGAATAAAGCCATTATCAATAGTGCAAGTACCATTGTTGTTAGGGTGTACTGCAACAGAAATTTGTTGCTGAAGACTGGCATTGACTGAACCCAACCTGTCAATTTGCTGAATGTAGTCTGCAACCAGCTGGTCACCTTTTCTTTGAATGTCATTTACTTTTTGCTCCGCTTCTAAATTGGACTTTTCTATTTTAGCAACATAGTAGTCCGATGTCCAGCTATAGGCTGCATAGCCGGTAACTGCGGCAGATGCTGCTGCCACGATGAGGTAAATATAAATACCGCCAGCTAGGCTGGTAAGGTTAGTTAGGAGGGTTTTCCACATGAGGTTCTGCATCCTTCTTTAACATGACTGCCGCGCCATGAGCGCCAGCGATGATACCCACCGCTTCGGCAAAGTCTCTCAGTGCTGGTACGTTATTATGAATCATTTCGTAGCCAGCACCAAAAAGTACAGCAAGGAGCGAGATCATCCAAGACCAACGCGCAATGTCGTGGGTCTGGTTATCTGCTCCGGTCAAGAGGTCGTTGAAGACCTTTTTAATCATTTTGAGCTACGCAACTCGTCTAGCTTATCTTCAATGCGGTGGACTGCCTTAAGTACTTCTTCCCAGCGTGCTGTGAAGTCGTCCTTGTGCATATAATTTTCAGCTAAATGAGTACGCAAGTCGTGTAGGTCAATTTTCAGAGCTTGAACCGCAGTCCAAAGCTCTTTTAAAAACCAGCCGATGGCTACAAAGACCAGCGGAAGGACCATGTTAAAAAAGGATTGTAAGTCCATCTTATTTTGCAGTCTCTCTGGCTAGGCGTTGGGCAGCTTGGTCGATAGCCATCTGCAGGATTGGGGAAACAGGAGCTTGGTGAACTTGTGGCTCTGGGGTAGCTGGAACAACTATCTCTGGTTCTGTTTGAACAGCGGCAGGGGTTACTTCAGCTTTAAGGGCTTCCAATTCAGCTTCGATTGTTGTGATTGTGTCATTTAATGCCATGTTGATTCCTTTAGTTGATTAAAATTAATACTTGCCTTCTGCAAATACATTTACAAATACTGTATTGTTCTCTAGTGCTTCAATTTGATGCCATTCATTAGCCGGTAAATTTAAAGGCTGGCTAAATTTATTAATTGTGTAATTACGACCTTCAAGACTTACCAAACATGATCCAGAATTACACATAGTTGCATGACTGAAATTGTGTTGATGCTTTGGTAAACCTTCGCCTTTATCTGCATGATATATGTTTAATTGTGCACCATCGTATGTAAAAGAGTGGGATGGACTAATATTAGTAACCATTATGCAGTTTTTGTTCCGGTTGATATAGGCGGTGTAGGATTGGGTGGCTGTGGCTGATTGGTTGTTAAAACTGTGCCATTCCATGTAAATCCAATGTCGCCAGAACCGATAACTTCAGATAGAACATATACTGGAGGCTCTCCAGATAGTTTCCAAATCATCGCTGGTGTAGTGGCTTGTACCAACATTGTTGCATCTGCTGGCGGTTGCCATGTATTTGTATCACCATCCCAAACAACAAGATTGGTTACTACGTTACTTTCTACTACTAAATAATTTTGAACTGTCATTTTATTTTTACCATTCTACAAAAACAAAACCCGGTAGCCCAGAACTACCATTATTAAAGGGACCACCTCCACCTCCACCTGCACCATAAGATATTGATCCTGCATTATTAAAAAATAAATTAGCTGCTTGGGAAAAAACAGCGCCAGGAGTTCCAGACCCCGTTCCACTTGATCCACTTCCAGCTTGTCCAGAGCAAGGGTTGTAACTTCCTCCGCCTCCTCCCGAAGACCCTCCTACAATCAAATAAGAACCGAAAGAACTTGTACCGCCACTACTACCACTACTACCTGGATATCCAGCACTACCGCCTCCACCAGCGCCCCCAATGGTAACTGATATTGTTGCTAATGGCGTTAGCCCAGTAACATAACTAACAAAAGCACGGCTGCTGCCCCCATCACCACCAGGACTGCCACCAGCGCCTCCGCCTCCACCGCCTCCACCGCCAGCTACAACAGTTATTTTAACAGCCGTAACTCCGGTAGGAACGGTAAATGTGCCTGAAGATGTAAATACTTGGCCCAATACACCAGGTAGATTTACAATGGTTACAGCTCCGGTTAAGCCATTTACCGAAGTAACTCCCCCGTTAGCAGCTGTTGTGGCTGTTGCAGCGTTACCACCAATAGATAAAGCTGATGCAGTGCCAGTTAATCCGGTGCCGGGGCCAATATGGTTTGATGCTGTTACTGTACCATTAACCAGTAAGTTACCTACCCCAGCGTCCGTAGTTGTGCCGATTGACACACCACCGGCGCTAGAGATACGCATACGCTCTACTGTAGCTGCCTTAAATACTACTGGAGCACTAACATCGGTACCAAACACAAACAATGTATTGGTCTGATCCCAGTACATCTGGGCCTTTTCGGTGCCGTTATTATACAACGATAAAGTAGTAAACTGCTGACCGCCGTTGTCAATAGATAAGTTATTTGAGTTACCACCCTTGACATACAAAGTTGCTGAAGTGGAAGTTGATCCAATCGATACATTACCACTAGCGTCTTTGTAGAACTGACCAGAGCCCAAGTTAACAATACCAGTACCGCCAGTAAGTGTTGTGCTGTACGCAATGCTGGTTGCGTTTACAGAACCACCAGATTGGTTGGTTGCCGTAGCAGCTGTTCCGCTAATGCCAATTGGCCAAGTGCCAGTTGCATTAGTGCCAGAGATACCAGGCGCGCCGATTGTGTTGTACGAAATAGTTTGTGCCGCACTACCATTAAATGAGACAGGGGATGTTCCACCAGCTCCGCCAGAGTTAAATGTTACTGAGTTAGCGGTAGACGATGATGCTGCCCCAGAGTATCCAGAAATACCAGAGTAGCCGGATAAACCTAAACCACTGTAGCCAGATACTCC